ACAAGAAACGCAAGCTCGCCCTCATGAAGAGGCTCGTCATCCTAATTTCAAAGCATTACGCGATCAAAAAGAGCGTGCTGAGATAGAACGTGATCTTGCTCTGCGAAAAATGTATGAAATGGAACAGTATTATCAACAACAAGCTCAACAGAAACAACCAGAACAGCCACAACAAGATTACGAAGTTGAAGTTGATGACGATGCGCTCATTGAAGGTAAAACCCTCAAGAAGGTTAACGCAAAAATACGAAAACTTGAGCAAAAACTACAAGAATCTCAGCAAATAAATAACTCTTCAATAGCAGAAGCACGTATAAGATCTTCATTTCCTGATATAGATCAAGTCGTTTCTAAAGATAATATCGATATTCTTAATCAATATTACCCAGAAATAGCAAAATCATTGCGATATACTCCTGATTTATATGAACAAGCAGCTGCTGCCTACTCAGCGATCAAGAATTTAGGCATTTACAAGGATCAAAAAGTGACTCAAACCCCAAAAGCAGTGGTAAATACTAATAAACCGCGATCTTTGGCGTCAGTTTCTCCACAACAGGGTGATTCTCCTTTATCTCGAGCAAATGCATTTGCGAATGGTCTCACTGATGAAGTGAAGCAGCAGCTTAGAAAAGAAATGTTTAATGCTAGAAGGTCGATGTGATAGACATTCGTAAATTATCTCGCTAAAATCACTTCTGAAATTCGCGATTTCACATAGGACGCTTAAATTCTAAGTCTTCGTCTAACTTAGATTCTACCCTACTTCGCGTAAAGCTTCGTAGGGCTATCGGGACGCTTAAACTTATTAAGACCTCGTCCATCTTAAAGAATTGTTCACTCATTTTCTTTAAGGAAGTTTATGTCTATTACTACTACGAGCTCATTGCCTGCACCAGTGCAGCAAAGCTTTAGTTATAAACTTCTGAGTGTTCCTGTACCAAATATGATTCATAAGATCCCTGCGATGCTTAAACAAATGCCTAAAAATGCTGGGCATTTAAAATCTTCTCTAATTGACTTGGAAACCGTAATGAAATTATCATCGGCAACAAGGGGCAAGCGAAAGCAGCCTGAACGACTAAACGAGAAGACCCGAAAGGGATGCGATAGTCTGAACACGAAAGGAAACTTCGTGAGGGAATGTCGAAGAACTTCCCCGCCTAAAAAGGTCATAAAAGTAACAGAATTGCGCAATGGTGGTACTACTCTCAGAATGCGTCGATATAATCCGTTGTCAGTGGCAATGGTTCCACTGGGTAGAATGATTGCCCAGTATAAATTTTCTCTGATAGACTTGGAAACCGTAGTGGCTTTTAGTTAACCGGCAACAAGGGGCAAGAATGAAACAAGAATGCAAGATCTTATCAAATGGACGAAGCGTACAATGTTGGCATAATGATAGAGAAGTGACTCTATTTGTGCGCCATTGTGCATGTTGTTATGGTCCAGAAGATGAATGGATTAAGATCCAATTTTGCCCTGTTTGTGGATTTCAGCCTGAACGACTAAGTGAGAAAACGTCGAAAGATGATGCGATAGTCTGAACTCATATGAGAGTATGAGAGGAATCTCCGAAGAGGGAATCCCGCCTAGCAGTAGGTCATAAAAGTAACAGAATGAATACCGGCGTTACACCTCCAGCTCAAAATCTTACCGCTGTGGATATAGATGCGAAAATTTCGTTCTATGGCACATATGTAATTTTGAACGAACAGGTAACATTGCAAAATCAAGATCCTGTATTAAACGAATGTGCAGCACGTCTTGGTGTTTCGCTTCGTCAGACAGAAGATCAGCTAACTGTGATATGCTCGCGGGTACTGCTGCATTTATCAACTGTACTGGTGGTGTAAACGGCGATGTGCCTACTGAAATCACTCGCTCTGATGTTGATGATGTTGTACGTGCCCTTTTAGGGAATAATGCGTACACCATTCTCGATAATATTGAGGGTGAAGATAAGTTCGGTACAGCGCCTGTACGTGATGCGTATTTTGCATTAACGCACACTGACTTGTCTAAAGATTTAGACAACGTTGATGGATTCATTCAAAAGAACCAATATCCATCTCCAATGAATGCTTTGCGTTCAGAGTGGGGTGCAGTTGGTAACTTGCGATTCCTGATTTCATCAATTGGATCTACATCTCCAAATGCATCAAGTTTGGGCAATACTGTATACAACATTTTTTGTGTTGGTATGGAGGCTAAAACGTTAGGTCTCCTTAAATCTTTTCTGATAGACTTGGAACCCGTAGTAACTTTTAGTTAACCGGAAACAAGGGGCAAGAATGAACCAAGAATGCAAGATATTATCAAATGGACGAAGCGTACAATGTTGGCACGATGATAGAGAAGTGACTCTATTCGTACAGCATTGTGCATGTTGCTATGGTCCTCCTGATGAATGGATTAAAATCAAATTTTGCCCAGTTTGTGGATTTCAGCCTGAACGACTAAGTGAAAAGACCTCGAAAGAGGAAGCGATAGTCTGAACTCTATGGAAACATAGAGAGGAATCTCCGAAGAGGGAATCCCGCCACGAAAGTGGTCATTAAAGTAACAGAATGTATGCTTGTGTTGAGCAAGATGGATATTCAGCCCAATTTATTTACAGGCCGCCAATTTATGATGGACCATTAGCGCTTAATGCGTCAGTTGGTTATAAATTTGCGGAAGTTCCTAGGATCTTGAACGATCTCTGGATACTTAATCTTCGTTGTACATTAGCGTAAGGAGAGAATTATGGATAATACTACAATAATCTCCCAAGGTACGTTTACGGCGAATCTTACTGGGCTTTCTAATCCAAATCCTGGTAATGCTGAGATTTCTAATTCTGTAGCTACTAATATTATTGTTCCTTCAAATGTTGACTGGATTTCAGTACGTAACTTTACTGAATATAGTGTTGCAGGTACTAATGGTGCATATTTTAATGGTGTGGATGATGCATATGTTGGTATCGAATTCTTCTGGCAAAGAGGAATGGCGGCTGGATCAGCATTAGTCCAATTTTATAATAATGCTACACAGGCTGTATGGGCTGATACTCTTACTTCTGGTGGGTTCACACTCTATGATCCAAGTGGTCAATCAATTGGTGCGCAACCATTATTAGGAAATCCTGTAGCTACTACTGCTTCTACTAACGTTACGCGTCCGGTAGTAAGTACTGGTAATACTGCGGGTATTTCAGTAGGTACTGTTGTTCGGTTAAGTCAAACAGCTCAAACTGATGTTAATGGTATTGATTTTGTTGTTGGTGCAGTTACAACTAATACTAACTTCACATTGCTTACCGCTTCTAACCCACTTGCAACTGCTCCAGGTGCAATTGGTGGTGCTGGATTCTATAGTATTGTTTACAATGCTAATAACTCTCTGTTCTATCCGCGTCGTCGTTATGTAGTGAAAATTACTCAAGCAGCTAATGCTCAAGTAAGTACTTCTATTGCTCATGGATTGACTCCAGGACAAGAAGTTCGTTTCAATATACCGACGCAATCGGGTATGACTCAATTGAATCCTCAAACCAGTAATAACTACTTCCCGACAAGTTCATCGGTGCCGGCTATAGTTCAGACTATTGTTGATGATTACAATTTTACTATTAACATCAATACTACGAACTATACTGCATTTACGTGGCCTACTATTGCACAGCAACCATCTTCATTCCCAAGCGTTACACCATTTGGTGAAGATACTGCTACTGCATTATTGTCTGCCACATCTCAAGTTCCAACTATTGCTGGACAGCAAATATACAATACCAATACTGGTATTCTTGCTGACTCAACCGTCAATACTGGATACTTAGGTATGGTACTTGGTACTGGTGGTACTGGAACAATATTAACAGCCCCTATTCTTGGACCTGCGGGTGCAGTAACATGGACGGCTGGTAACGTTGGTACTGGTGATACTATGTATTGGGTTGCTGGTAAATCTACATTAGGCGGTTTGTAACTGTCTGATTGATAAGCATGATTTGGAGGGGCCCGAAAGCCCCTCCAGACAAAATCGGAAATCAAGTTATGATTTAGCCTGAAAAGGCTGAGAGGAAAGTATGGCAGATAAAGTTAAAAAAGAAGCGAAGCCAATGCCTGAACATATTTTGGCACAGCGCAATAAAGAACGAGAAATGGTTCGCGGAATATTCAGATTCCATGAAGTTCCAGGCGGCCATATGGAATTTGTATTCAAGAAATATAAACAAGATCCATTAGAGAAATTCTCTATGAGAGATGGTGAAGCGTATACTATTCCATTAGGTGTAGCACGCCATTTGAACACAAATTGTTCA